GATTTTGATTTTAATTTAGATTTTGATATTATTTTCACACCCGAGAATAACAGTGAATTATTAAAACTTACCGAAATAAAAAGTAAAATAGTAAATAGAATAAAGTTGAATGCACAGGATTTATCACATATTAAAAAAATAGAAGATGATGAAAAGTTTTCGTTAATAAAATTATTCAATCACATGGTCTAATTTGTAATTGTGTATACAGTGCTAGTAGCTTGCTTTTGTTTTTTATTAGCGGCTTCCTGCTCTGTAACATAATTTTGATAATTTTTGGCCATTTGATCAGGATCTATTGTGCAACCCCGTGTTGAAATTTTCATTTGAACGATACACGATATTAATAACCCTGTATAAATATACCACATTGCTTCACCTACATTGTCTCGCGTGACAACTAGTTCAAATAATGCATTTCTTTTTTCTTGTGCTTCACTAGTTTTGTCATCTTGATATTGTGGTTTCATCAATGGGTTCAACATACTCCAAAATTCTACAAAATTAGATGGGACTATTTGGTTTATTAACAGCGACGCATTTCCACATATTTTAACTATCATATCAGCAGCTTGTTCTAATTGTTTTTTTTCTTCTGTACCACCACCACTTTGGTCGGTTTTTATAGGATTAGGATTATTAGAACTAGTGGATTCTTCATTTAATTCGTCGTTTGCATGCGTATTAACAAGTAATTCTACTAATAATTTATTTGCGGAACTAGAAACATAATAATATCCAATTACATCAGAAAACGCTGACTTAAAACCAGGATAAATGACAAGGACAGCAATAATAGATCCGAAAATTAATGACCACGGAATAAGCGCAAGTCTTCCAGACGCCCCCATATTTTGAGTAACACTTCCGCCACATGTTTGTGTTATCATATATGCATTTACAATAAATTGCACTAGTAAAATTAGAAAAAAATAAACAGCTAAATATAATTTATTGTTGCTTGAATAATTTTGATATTTTTTACTGTCTATCATATCATCATAACTCAATTTAGGTTTTAAAGACAAATAATAAAAAAGAGTAGTTAGTAAAAAAGTCAGAATATTCAAATTACTATTTATCATTTCTACGTTTAAATATAATATATATTATGTATAATTTAATTTATAATTATAAATGTATTTAATAACATGATGGAGTATACAGATATACGTCCACCTATATTAGTAGAAAACGGAGTCAAATATTTTTTGAATGAAACTCTTAAACAGTGTCATATTTTTAAAGAAAGGTTTCATAACTGGATTTTTAATATTGGATTGTTACTATTATTTTTCATAATTTTAGGATGTATATTAATTTATAAATACAAAGGAAAATTGTCACCTATGGAGAAACAAAAAAAAGACAGGGAAAAACAACAATATATATTGTCCAAAGTACAGAAATTCCAACTTGCTAAAAAACAAGCACATCAAGAATTAATAACTGGATTACCAAAATGGGAAAGTGAATACGAAATTTTGAATAATAAACTTATTTACTAAAATTATTAAATATTCTCTATATATAACTATTATACAGAGAATATGTCTACAACCACAATGACTGTAATGGATGCATTTAATGATTTTTATAAATTAAAAAATAAATATGAAAATGAATATAGTAAAGATAAACAAAAAATAATCAAAAATAAGACAATGAGTTGGAAAGAAAAAAGAAACAGTTTTAAACAATTGAAGCAAAAATGTATTAATTGTAGACGCCCTGTAGGGACTATTTTTTCTATTAAAAAGAGCGGAGATCCAAAAAATGATTATAGAGAATTAAAAGCATTATGTGGCAGTTTAACCGAACCATGTAGTTTGAATATTAATATCAATGCTGGTGTCACATATAATATTTTGGAGCATATTAAAGAGTTGGAAAAAGATATTGAACAGTATAAAAATGAAATCATTGAATATAAAAACAAACTACTTTTTGGCTATATTCAAACAGAAACAGCAGTAGACAACTTTGATAAAATAAAGGAAGCAATCAATGATACTAGTTTCTTATTAAATATTAATTATGAAAGATTTTTTGATATTGTAGACAATAAAGTAACAAATACACAGCTTTCAAAATTAAAAGAAGAAACGTATACTCTAATAAATGAAATAAAAGAAGCGATAAAAAATTTTGATTCAACTGGCAATGTTCAATTTGTCAGGGATTCTACTGATATTTACGTAAATCAATTGAATGTAAAATTAAAAGAATTGTTAAATTTGAAATACAATGTTAATTTAGTGGAATTTGACAATTCCGAAGGCGTGTATCGTTTAATGCAACAAAAAACAAGTATTTTTGATTTAGAAGATAGTTATGTAGTTCCTGAAATTATGACTTTCAATTATGGCGATATTTATACTGGAAAACCGTCGCCAAAAAAAAGTAAAAAAGAAAAACATAAACTAACGATAGTCGGAGATGATGAAGATATAGAGCGAATTATTCAGCCTATATATAACAATGATGGTACGATTACATGGGATAACCCAGAATATCAAAATATATGGAACAGAATACCTATTGCATATAAGAAAGCATTAATAAATGATAAAGATTGGTTGGTTGAAAGTATGAAGAAATTTGTAGAGAATAAAAAACAAAATAAACCTTTGGAGTTTATCAACCCAAGTAATTTAATTATTCCTCCACAAATTTTAGAAAATGGTACTTATGATTTTGGAAACGAAACATACAATATGATTTTTAACAATTTTGATAAAAATTACCAAAATACACTTTTAACTTTATACGCTGAAAAAAATGGTATACGTAATTATGATATGATGCTGGATGCTATTAATAACATTGTAAAACAAGAATTAGGATTTAATCAATATTTATAAATAAATATTTTTTATAGCTATTATTTATACTAATAATATATAAATAATATAATGATATTTGAATATATTTCATTGCCTATTTTTTTTATAAGCTTTGCAATTGGATTATTTTTTGTTTATATTTATGGCCCTGAAATGAAAACAATTTATGTTTATCCTAGTCCTGAGAATATAGATAAAATTATATTTAAGGATAAAGCTGATAATTGTTTCAGTTTTGAATCACATGAAGTTGATTGTCCAAAAAACGATTTTTTGATAAGCAAAATTCCGCTCCAGAGTTAAATTATAATATCAATATTTTATATAATTATATCAAATAAATAAATGGCATTTCATCTAGGCAGATTTATTCATACAGAAAACGGAAAGGTAATTATGTCTATTTTACTAGGTTTTGGATTAGCTTCTTTATTTAGAACTGTATGTAAAGATAAAGATTGTTTAATATTTCATGCACCTCCTTTAGAAGAAATCAAAGACAAAATATATAAATATGACAATAAATGTTATAAATACACAACTAAATCTGCTTTATGCGATAAAAACAAAAAAATAATTGGTTATTAAATGATTTATTAAGAAGTGTGTATTTATTTGCGTAATTATTATAATCAATCATTCTTTATAATAATTATAATACACAGTAGAAATCATATGAGTGATCAAGTAAATACAACTACAAGTATTATGGATTTACCTACAGATCCTGCAAATGGTGGTACTATGAATAATAATATAAGCATAAATGCTAGTGAACAATTGCCACAAACAAATATGCAGAATAATAATAATGCATCTATTAATTTAGATCAAAATACAATAAATCAAATCGTAAATGGGCTTCAACAAGCAAGTGTGACGGGTGCAACACAATTACCTTCTAGAGATATTCCAATGACAACTAGTAATTTAACGCATGACGTGAGTATTCAACCCAATTTTATACCACCGTTACCTCAAAGTCAAAGTAAAAATGACTATATTAACAATTATCAAGAAACTAATGATATAATTAACGATTATAATTCAAATCTAGAACGTTCAAATTCATTAGACGACATGTATAATGAAATTCAAGTACCAATATTGCTAGCAGTTCTTTATTTCTTGTTTCAGTTACCTTTTTTTAGAAAATTTTTATTTTCATATTTTCCAATACTTTTTTCAAAAGATGGTAATTTAAACATTAACGGTTATATTTTCATGAGTGTTTTATTTGGAATACTGTTTTATTTATTGAATAAGATAAATACGCATTTTGGGAAATTTTGATTGGTTTATGTTAACCCTTTTTCTCATTAAAATGAATTATTACTTCATATTCTAAACTAATACCAACCATATTTTTTTACAGGGCTACATAGAGAAATTGCACCGTCTTTTTTAAGTTTATCTACAAATTTTTTTGGTGCTTTTTCATAAAATTCATCAATCAATACATTGGTTTTATCACCAAATAATTCTTTTCTATCATTTTCAAAAATTTTTATCAGGTCTTTATTGTCCTTGTATTTTTTGTAGTAGGTAGGGGTTAATTTATTACCTGACTCAAGAAAAGTTCCTTTACAACCAGGATTACAAAATAATTCCGTGTAGTTTTTTTTTTGTAAATTTATTAACAATTTTGATTTTCTCTCTTTTTCAATCCATTTTAATGTTTTTTTAGCCATACTTTTCTCTTCTTCTGATATTTGTTTCTTCCCTATTTTTTTTGTAAAAAGTTTAATCTTTTCATTATAATATTTTTCTTTGAATTTATTGTATCTTTGCATTTTTTCTTTTACAAAAGTATTAATACATATTTTTCTTGATTTATTATCATATTTTTTTCGCAAAGAGCTGCTTATTTTTGTATTTTTACGTGTTTTATTCATTATATTAAATATTTATATTTTATTTTTTTTATAATTTACAATAATATTAAGTGTTTGTTCAAGTAAAAACTCAAATTATGTTCGTTATTCTTTAATAAATCAATGATCCTTGTATCTTCATTCAATATTTTTTTATTAATCATGGTAACTACCTCTAATTTTAAATTTCCAGCATTTTTGTAATAATCTGTAATTATTCTCTGATTAATGTATCTATAAACATCTCCCGAGTTTTCATTATTACTAAAATAGTTGTGGCAATAATTTAAAATAGTATATGCTAACTCATGATTGCGATATGTCAAAGCTTTATCAACCGCTTGCAATATTAAATATATATCGTTACATGGCGACAAATAATTTGATATAATTCCTTTATAATCACCGTAAAATAAATCAAACAGGCCGGGGTTTTCTCTTTGAACCATTGTCATAATTGCTTCGTCTATTTGATACCATTCCTCATTATATATTTGATCTACTTTATTTTTGAATAAACTAGCATATGTTAGTAAATTTTCACTAGAACCAGAAAATAATCCACCTGCCATATGATGATATATGTTATGAAATATCTCTTTATCACTTCCATTCTCTAAATAAGGGTTAATACACAGCTGTTTAATTTTATCAGGAACAAATAATATCCATTCGTGTATTTTTTCATAATTAAGCGCAACGTGATTTATACCAAAATCACACCATATAAAGTGGGAGCTGTTAAACGGATTTTTTTCAATAGCCGTTTCCATAAAAAAGAATTTGTTGTTATTCAATATTATGTATAATGGTGTTTCATGATTTAAATCGCCATTATAAATGTTAAATTTATTTTGTAGTTCTCCTATTTGGTCCAAATATTTATAAAAATAGGTATCTTTCAAGTCTAATTTAATTATTTGAGTTCTATCCATATATTTACCTCTTTCAGAATGAATCATATCAACAAATTCATTACTAACGGTGGCATCTGTTGTTGAATCTGTTATCGTATCAGTATCTGCGTCAGTATCTGCGTCAGTAAATATGATCAAAGGATACGGTAGTTTTAAAATAAATTGTTTAGATAAATCAAAATATTTATTTTTTTGGCGATTTGCATTTGGATCAATATTTTCTAATTTTCTAATATCATAAAACATGGTTACAATTGTCGGATAATTCATCATACTTTTCTAATAAAATTATATAATATAAATATTTATATTATAATTTTACTATATAATTTTACTGAAAATATCTTTCCATTTTATTAAATTTTGTTCATTACTATTTATCATAAAATCTCTAATTGTTTGTTTTTTTTCAAATAAATATTCTTCTGTAATAGTTTTTGTTTTTAATTCAAGTTCATCCCAGCTATCAAAATATTCAAACAATATTTTATTTTCATCAATATACCACTCGGACAAATCAAGACTTTCTTCTAATAAATGAGAACGTTCTTTTTCTTCCCAGTAATACCATGGTTCTGTAACGATCAATTCTTTTATAAATCTTTTTGATGGTATAAAATAAATTACATAATATCCCAAATTTTCCCATAATGATTGTATATTTACTTGATATGGCAAATGTATAAAACCTTTGTATTCACAAATATGTTCTGAATCTCTATATCTATCATAATTCTCGCCAAATATATCATAATCAATGTTGTATTTTTGTAAAATATCTTCATATATTTTTATCTTAGTACCTCTATTATATATAAAAAATTTATCTTTATTTGGTAGATGGATTTCGTCACATAAATAAGGAGTCAAATTTATACATTTATCGTATAAAAATTGAATATTATGCAGTTTTGCATAATGTTGATCATAATTATTATCTGAACAAAATATTACTCTATTATGGTTTGACATTTCTGAATACAACTCTAGATATTCGTCATCATTTTTCCCAAAAAATCCCCAATCAAATCTATTTGTAATGTAAACAATGATAAAAAGATTGTGTTTATCTATATTTTGTAAAAATGGTCTAGCTACCATAGACGTATCTGTAAAAAATAAACACGTGTAATCATTTAATTTATTTAAATCATGATAATGATTCCAAATGTCATCAGCCGTTTGTTTGCTAATATAAAATCCGTTGTATACACTATTTTCAGTTACAAGTTGGTCACGTATATTTAAATAATTGAACATATCTTCAATATTTCTACGCGTTCCACTATGAGATGTTATATGTAAAGTTTTCATGATGTATTTCTATAATAAATATATAAATTATTAGAATTTCTTTTTTAAATTCTAATAATTGTAACTTATTCATAATTATTTTTTATTTTTCTTGGTTTTACTTTTTTTATTATAAGGATCATTTTTCAAATTGAAACCAAAATTAAAGATATTTTTTTGTGTTTTCTTTTTTTTGCTTTTCTTTGGTTTATTTGTTTTTTTTGGTTTGATCGTTTTTTTTGGTTTGATCGTTTCTTTTGGTTTGATTTCATTGGATTGAGCAATTTTATCTTTCATGACTTGTGGTTTATAATTTAAAAACCATTCATCATATTCCAGCGTTCCCTTTTTCGTTTGAAGTTCTTTGAATTTTTTAGCCTTTTCAGCACGCATTTCTTCAACAGATTCTTGATGACCATAACAAATGACACTAAATCTTTTAAGCAATCCTTTTTGTTGCAATCTATTTTTTTGTTGAACATCAAAAAGAAATTTGGACATACATAATGTTCGTTCTGAAAATTCATTATAATACTCGCGATTTGTATACAAAAAAGACAAATAAAAACTTAACATAGTATCTATGGTGGCTATTTTAACATTATGACCATGTATTTTAATAATATTGTAACTATGACACGCGATTGGCTTATAAATAAATGCTATAGAATCGTTTTCTATCATTACTTCATAGTGTTCTGGAATAATTTCACCAATAGGCTTATGATAAACTATTTTTGCTTTATTAATCCCAGCGTCTTTTAATCTTTCTACTACTATTTCAGCGGTTATTTTTGGATCATGTGATAAAACATCAAAATCCGCAAAATGTTCTATTTTTTTTTGTAAATGTTTAGGCATATATTGCGAATAAAGTGAAATTGCATAACCACCAAAGAATACAACACCTTGATTTACTAATGTATTTTTTACATTTTCATAAATATTGTTTTGATTGGTTTTATCAAACATTTCTCTCTGAAAGTCTAAATTACAATCGCTTTTTGTTAAAGGGTAATTTTTGTTCAACAAGGTTAACCGTTTTAAAACCTTTTCCCATCTTGAGGTATCTCCTGCTGGTCTAGAAAGTTCCAAATACATTGACATCCTTAAAAAGTTAGGAGGTGCATACAGTATTCCCGATACACGGATAGAATCTTTTTTAAGTGCAGAGTAGATTTCTTTTGGAAGTTGCGTTAAATCTGCGACTGGTATGAAATTAACAAAGACTTTGTAGGTTCCATAATGTTGTCCTGATTTTGCTTCAACATCTGTATAACCATTTTTATAATATAAATCTGCCAACTCTTTTGCGTCACTTAAAGCATCTGGCGTAAAAAAATCGTAATCAGGGATTTCAACATCTTTATTATAAAATTGATCTTCTAAAGGTAGTATGTTATTAATTGCGGTACCTCCATAACAAATTAAATTTTTTACTTTTATAAAATTTTCTACGATGACAATCATTTTTTTAATTTCTTCTGAATTAACAATACGTTTACCCATTTTTTCTTCCGCGTTATCAACCGCCATACGTAATATGGCTAATTCACAATCTTGAAAAGTAAGGTCCTTGCATATATTTTTATTATGTTTTTTATCATTCTTCATATTTTATTTATCTTACAATAACATGATAAATAAAATAAATAATATAAAATTAATAATTTAATTATTATAATCAAAATGAATGAAAATGAATTGCAAATTGATTTAATCATTCATAGATGTCTAAAAAGTCGTATAACACACGAATATAAAGAGTTATGTAATATTTATAAAAATAATACCATACTATTATTGTATAATAGTGAAACACTGAAAGTTACAATTACAATAAATCACATGAGTGACGTGTATACTTTTATTATTAATGAAATGTATCCATTTTATTCACCATTATTTTACTTCAATAATGAACCTTATTCACATTATTTAAGAGTGCCGTCGCAGCGATTTTCAGAACACATAAAAAAATATACTGGTAAAGTTTGTTTTTGTTGTTCTTCTTTATCTTGTAAATACAACTGGTCTCCCGCGGTTAAATTAAGAATGTTTATAGATGAATTAAATAAAATAAGACAACATAAACGAAATGCCGCTTATAAAATTTTAGCTGACAAGATAAAAGACAACTATTTGATAGATGATATAGATTTAGATTCGTTTTTATTTTGTAAATCTTATGTATAACTTACATTCCAGTTAGCATGCATATTTACTTCAATTTTAGTTGCCCCTTCAGATAATTTTGTATTAACATTTTCCTTTAATTGTTTTTTTTGGTATAAAATCTTATAATCATCGCAACTTTTATATAGTAACGTAAAATATTGAATGAGCTCATCTTCACTACAATCTGTCATGCTATAACATTTCATTCCTGAAAAATTATTCGCGTCTAATATAGCACATAATTTTTCACTATCTTCTTTGTTATCTAATAATAAAAAATCATTTGTTTTGTCTTGATATAATGTTTTTAATTCATCCAATTTGTTATAAAAAGTATCTAGACCCAATATGCAATATTGTTTTGTATAATTCAAGTTTACTACGTCATTGCAGTATTTATGCTCATAATTTGGTCGCTTCCATATTTGACTATTATTACATCTGTATTTTTCATCTTCATATGCATCATTTTTTTTCATAAATTCATCTATATTATAGTGTTCATAACAAAATTTATTTAAATTCCATATAATTCGGTTAATTTCAGAATTTCTTATTAATGAGAAATTATTGTTATTGTTATTCATGTATTGAATATAACCTAATTTGTGAATTCTTGTGATTTTTGTATTTACAGCGGTTCTAATCAAAATTTCATAATCGTCTAAGATAGGTAAATATTCAGAAAAATTACCCATATTTATTAAAGTTGATCTTCTCCATATTCTTGGATGATTTGGTACGCCTACAATATGATTCAACGAAATATTGTTTATATTAGGAGTCATTGATACAAATACCCATTTATTTCGTATTTTTTGTCTGTAATATCCAGAATAACCTAACGCATAAAAATCACCATACTTAAAATTGGTACCATCTTCATATATATTTATAAAATCCATATAAATAAACCCTACTTTATCATCCTTATCAAAAACACTTGCTGCGTCTGATAAAACATAATCTAATATTTCATCATCATGGTCCATTTCTAATAAATATTTACCACGACACAATGAAATCGCCTCATTTTTGACATTTCCTATATTACCATTATTTTCACTACGTTTATATAAACGTATCCTCTTATCCTCGCTAAATGTGTTTTTTAAAAATATAAAATGCGAGTCATTCGGAGAATCATCCAAAATTACCCATTCCCAATCCCTTAACGTTTGAGTTTTTATACTTTCATATGCTCTTATTATTTTATCGTAAGAGTTGTAACAAGTGGTAAATAATGAAAAAACAGGTCGTGTATTTTCTTGGTGTGAAAGACAAGACCGTATGTAGCAAAAATTAACACCATTATTAAATTCTTCTATGTTGTTATCATTTAAATTTGTATAATGTAACCATCTTATTCTCATTCTATCAGAAATAACATCATTTACATCTTTATGATAAAGTGATTCGTTTTCACCAAATGTAACTAATAAATGATAATTTGAATCATATAACTTATTCAATTCTTCTTTTTTGTTTACAATAAAAATGGAACATAAAAATTTATCTTTATTGGCATTCAAGAATTCATCAATATAAGAATAAGTATCGTGTCTAAAAAACAAAATGTATGGGTATTTCATTGGTTTACAATACAACTAAACTTTTAAATGGTAATCATATAAAATAATTTAAACATATTTTTGAATTATTTTACAGTATAAAATGAAAAAGGCAATTTGTTTGATTACAACAACACCAAATAAAATATGGCTAGAATTTTTAAATAACTTTGAAAACTATGATATTTATGTTGTAGTAGATGATTTAATAACAGATTATAAAGATTACGACCAAATTTATGCAAATATTCGGTTCATTAAAATAACAGACGACGAATGTAGACAATATGGTTATATTCATTCCAGTTATATGCCGACATCTTCACTTGCATTTAATGAAATAATAGCCTGGGATAGAGCATTATGTTATTTTACAAATATGAATACAAATTATGAACAAGTATGGGTTTTTGAAGATGATGTGTTTTTTTACAGTGAAGAAACGCTTTTGCAAATAGATCTGAAACATAGTAGTGATGCAGATTTATTATGCAAAGATAAAAACCCCGAACCGAAAGAAGGTGAATGGTGTTGGTTTTGGCCTGCAATTGAAATCCATTTTCATGGGCCTTATTTTCATTCACCTATTTGTGCAATTCGCTTATCCAAAACATACTTGGAAAAATTAAATGATTATATTAAAACAAGTAAAAAATTAGCGTTCATTGAAGCATTACTTCCAAGTATTGCATACTATAATAATCTAAAAGTTGAGCTTGTAGATGAATTTAAAAAAATTGTATGGAGAAATAATTGGCAATTGTCAGAAATAAATACGCACGATATTTTTCATCCAATAAAAAATATGGAACAACAAGCAACCTTTAGAAAGCAACTTTTAAAAAGCAACTTTTAAAAAAAGTTGCGCAAAACCAGGTTTGCTCTACTTTTTTCCCCTTTCTCAAAACTGGTTTTGCGCAACTTTTTTGAAAAGTTGCTTTAGTATTTGAAATCATAATAATCACTACTAGCATTTCTAGTTTCATAAGAATACTCAGGTTTTTGTGGAATTGGATCAGGAATAGTAACTGGTTGATATCGCAAATTTTCTGGTTTTAATACAAAAGCGTAACCTCCTTCATCAAAGAAAATTGCGTTTTCTTTCAAAAAGTTATCTACATATTGATAACGCATTGCGACCATTTGACACCCGATTGCTCTACATAACATACCACTCGGATTAGTTGGATTTGAACCAATATCTGGAAAAACAATTGTCATACAACTTTTATTAAAATTTTCCAATTCATTAACGTCGGGTGTATTTTTAACATCATAATATGATAATCCACGCATAAAGACTGAATTACTTGTCAAGTTTACGTATTCCATAAATTCTTTGTTTTCTAAATAGGAATTGTTTGATTTATCAACTATTAAAATAATTTTGTTCATAAAAGACGTTAGTGGCTGTCCTCCAATATTTTTACCAGAATTTTCATAACTATATTTTTTACCTAACATAATGTCATCATAATATTTAAATATTTTTGCTAAATTATCATAAATAGATTGTTCGTTACTTTTGATTCTTAAATGAATAATTAAAGGGTCTGTTGGGTTTGGAACAGCTCCGCCAGAGAAAGCATAATTCGTTATTACATTCATTACATCAGTAAACTTTACACTATTGAGTGTTTCTTTCACGAAATAATTATCATCACCTGAACTACTACTTGATACAACAGGCTCATTATTAATATTGTATATTTCAAAATCTAGGCATCGTACGCCCTGTTTTAGAATACTTTTTAGTATACAGACATCTACGTAATCATTATGATAACTTCCTCCACTGCATGCATTGAAAGCGGTTTTAATGTAATAATCGCATAAATTACCACTACAATCACTGCTACTAGGAGATATAGATTTTATATTTCCATTAATAGATGGATATAACTTATTCAAATAACTACATTCTTCTGATTCAAGGTTACTTTTAAAAATCCTATATGAAATATAACAAATAACAATAATCAAAATGAGTGCTAAAATAAAATAAGAAGCAAAATCTTCATTCATGTTTTTTATGTTGTTTATTACATCTAAAATCTGATTTGGCATACTTAATATAATATATTATTTTAAAAAATTAAAATTATTATTATCACAAATATTATTATTTAGAATTTAAATAATAATATATATTAATTACTAATAATTTTATATTATGGCAGGTGGATTATTAAATTTAGTATCAAGCGGACAACAAAATGTAATATTAAATGGTAATCCTTCAAAAACTTTCTGGAAATCAGCATATTTAAAATACACGAATTTTGGTATGCAAAAATTCAGGATAGATTTTGAAGGAAGTACTACTATGCGTTTAGCAGAATCATCCACATTTCAATTTAAAGTTCCACGATATGCAGATTTGTTAATGGATACATATATTGTTATAAACTTACCAGCTATATGGAGTCCAATTCTGCCTCCTCAAAAATATGTAAATCAAGATGGAACAACTTCATACACTAATTGGGCTCCTTACGAATTTAAATGGATTGACTACATTGGTGCAATGATGATTGACAAAATAACTATCAATTGTGGTAATCAGAAATTACAAGAATATTCCGGTTCTTATATATTGAACATGGCACGCAGAGATTTTAGTGCAGAAAAACTAAATTTGTTTTATGAAATGATTGGTCACGTTCCAGAAATAGTTTCGCCAGCTAATGCAAACAGTCGTGTGAACTCTTATCCAAGTTCTTTGTATACTGATAACCCAGCAGGGGCCGAACCCTCTATAAGAGGAAGGCAATTGTATATTCCATTGAATTCATGGTTCACGCTTAAGACACAAATGGCGTTTCCTTTGGTTTCATTGCAATATAATGAATTGCAGATTTATGTAACAATTAGACCTATTAATGAATTATTCAAAATTAGAGATGTTTTTGATTCTGTGAATAATTTTCCATATGTTGCACCTAATTTCAACCAATACCAAAATCAAATGTATAGGTTTTTACAAACACCTCCTGACACTGAATTGGGAATCAATTCATATGCGGATCAACGAAGTATATGGTTTCCAGATATCCATTTAACATCAACCTATTGTTTTCTCTCTAATGATGAATCGCGAATATTTGCTAAGAATGAGCAAAAATATTTGTTTAAGCAAGTAAACGAAAAGGTATTCTATAATGTGACTGGACCAAATAAAGTGGATTTGGATTCACTTGGGCTAATTTCAAGTTGGATGTTTTATTTCCAAAGAAGTGACGCAAATCTACGTAATGAATGGACCAATTACAGTAATTGGCCGTATAATTATTTGCCTTCCGATGTTCAACCGGCTCCTACTGTCGGAAATTATACGTTATCTAATGGGAAACAAATTGGTCCAGGTGTTAATCCAGATGGGAGATTAACTGGTTATGTGACGTCGGGTACATATACTACGCAAAATATTAAAGAAATACTAATTAGAATGGGGATATTATTGGATGGACAATATAGAGAAAATATACAGGATGCTGGTGTCTTTAATTATATAGAAAAATTTACTAGAACTGCTGGTTCAGCACCGGAGGGCCTTTATTGTTATAATTTTTGTTTGAATACATCGCCTTTAGATCTTCAGCCGTCTGGTGCTATTAATATGAATCGTTTTAATCAAGTGCAATTGGAGTTTACAACAACTATTCCTGCGTTAGATCCTTTAGCGCAAGTTTTGACAATTTGCGATCCGGAATCTGGGGATATTGTTGGAATCAATAAACCTACCTGGCGTATTTATGAATACAATTATAATTTGTATGTCATGGAAGAACGGATTAATATGGTAGTGTTTGTGGGTGGAAATGCGGGACTTATGTATGCTACCTAATCCACCTTTAAGAAAGGTGGAGCCAAATCCTTTGATTTTTTTGGTTTTACCTTTTTCTAAAAGGTAAATTTGCTCTACTTTTTTGAAAAGTAGATTTTGGTTTTACCTTTTTCTAAAAGGTAAAATCAAAAAAAAATAATTAATATTTATTTATTATATAAGAATGAGTATAATAAATAAATGGAATGATGTAAATGCGTTGAAAACTGGAGATAAAATCAGTTATAAAGATAAAGAATATACAATTAAATCAAAAGATATAGACCGCGATGGAGGTGGTACACGTGTCATACTTACATTAAAAAATAAAAACAAAGACAAAGAACTTATAATAAATCATTTAGGAGAGATTGGTGGCGATTTTAAAAATTCTAATTTATCAAAAAATAATTTAAAGAAAATAACAAGTGGTGGAAAGCGTAAAACCAGACGTCATCGCAAAACTAGAGCCAAGAAGACACGTCGCTATCACAAATAAATCAACCTTTAGAAAAGGTTGAGCCAAATATTTTGCTCTATTTTTGGGAAAAGTAGATTTTGGTTCAACCTTTTATAAAGGTTGATAGGAGTTGACAAAATAAAACTAACAAAATCCCGATATAAACATCAAAAATAATAATAATACATTTATTAATATTATTTTCAATGCCATAATAATGCCAACTAATTGCAAATGCTCCATAAGCTAATTGTGCAATTTGAATATTAGTGATATAAATCTTATATTTTCGTATTTTCTTTCCCAGAACTGGAAGCATAGAACAAAAATAATATAAATACATTATGGAATGAACGCCTGAATTCAATAAACTTGCAAAAAATATCACATCCAATTTATATACATAACCTAAATGCCATATAATAGTGGCTCCCATATGGTGAAATTTCTGCAGAAATATCGGGTCCCTTTTTTTAGCGTACAAAATAAAAGTATCAATAAATTCATAATATTTTGAAAGATAAAACCAAAATAACAAAGAATCTACGCCTGACATACTAAAATAATATTCACGTTTTGCAATAATAGTGTTTTGTGTGAATACACTTGACAAACGAATAAAAGTATACAAACTAAAAATTTGCAAAGCTAAATTATGACATAATGAAAAAATGTAGACAACATTGGGATTAACGGATTGAAAGTCTTTTTTTGATACGTTTACGTAAAATAAATTCATTATCATTGGATAAATAAAATGTATCATTCTTTGAGATGATGTATGGGTTATATACTTAAATTTGGGTTTGTGTTTTTATATTGTTTTGTATTATGTTTTCCACGCTTTCTAGATGGTTCCTTTTTTTCAGCTGGGTTTAAGTTGTTTTTGGGATTTATTATATTAACTTTATTTTTTTTTCCAAAAGTATTTTGGGATTTTCAATTTTGGACATTTTTTTTGTCCATTTTTCAAAAATCCAAAAAGGTCTTGGCAAAAACAAACTTTGTGACCATAATTGAAAATTAGCATGCGAGTGCCAAAAAAATAATTTTTGTTTTATTATGATAAAATTTTTATAAAAACTGAAATATTTTTTCTTTTTATAAAATATGGAAACTTTGGAAACTTTAGGAAACCAAAAGTTGCAAAAAAGTTGCACTAATTATTATTGTGACATATGTCACTATAATACAACACGTAAGAGCAGTTACAACAAACATATTTTGTCACTGAAACATGCGAGAACCGAAAATGGAAACCAACTGGAACTAAAAAGTTGCAAAAAGTTGCAAAAAAGTTGCAAAAATAAATATATGTGCAAAAATTGCAATAAAGAATATAATAATAAAAGCGGATTATGGAAACATAATCTAAAGTGTAAATTAATTACTAATAGCCAACAATTTGAAAATAATAATGATAATAATTATGATAATGCTAACAATGCTAACAATGCTAACAATGAAAATAATAACAAAGACGATATTATAGAATTATTACTTAAACAAAATAATGATTTAATCAAAGAACAATATGATATCAAACAAATTATCCTTGAAATTGTTAAAAATGGAAGTAATAATACTATTAACAATAATAATACTATAAACTCGCATAACAAAACATTCAATTTACATGTTTTTTTAAATGAGACTTGCAAAGATGCTATGAATATTAGCGATTTTATAGAATCGCTACAATTGCAAGTTTCAGATTTAGAGAATGTAGGAAAGGTTGGTTATATTGAAGGTATTTCCAATATAATCATTAAAAATTTACAGGCCTTAGAAGTGGAAAAACGCCCAGTTCATTGTACTGACCAGAAAAGAGAGGTTATGTATGTAAAAGAGGACAATGTTTGGGAAAAGGAAGATGAAGCAAACAAAAAATTGAGGAAGGCTATTCGGAAGATTGCACATAAAAATATTTGTATGTTCAAAGCATTCAGAGAGAAATATCCTGATTGCGAAGAATACGATTCCAAAAAAAATAGTCAATACAATACAATAATATATGAATCCATGGGAGGAAAAGGAGATAATGATTATGAAAAGGACACCAAAATCATCAAGAAAATAGCCAAGGTAGTCGGTATTGATAAGAGTTAAACGGTTTGTGATTTTTTCATAAATTTTGACGGCAAAAAGTAGTTATGACAAACATTTATTGACATCTAAACGTAAAAAGTTAACATTTGTTAACACTTTTAGCAACAAAAGTTGCCTAACAACAATTGATGCAAAATGGTTCATTGTAAATGTATGTACGCATTTGATGCTATAGGACCATCATCCAAAAATAGTCCAGTAGTAGTATATCGTTTATCATAATTAGGCATAAATTGTAACCCAGAAGGCTTATAACGTTGATCAAATAAGTTTTGCCCACCTTCAAAATCATTGCTCCATGTATTTACGCCAAAATTGGCTTGAGGAGACCTATCCAATTTTTCCTTGTTGGATGTAAAGAGTTTTGCTTGAGTTCCTATATCTGTAGTTAATGTTGAGTACGTTGGTGTAACACCCCATGTTAACTTACCAGCATCATTTAATCCAGGAACATTTGCAGTTGGTTTTAGTTTTTTACTAGAACTATTTGCACCATATGGATTACAACCAGGACAATCAATGTCTGCCATACATTGATTACCCGTGATGGCGCAACGAGCTGTAGCAGGAGCACAGAAATTGCTACAACTAAATTTTGAAGTTAAAGGTAAATCTACGGTGTGATTTGTTGTAGGTGAGCCAGTGTCTTTGTATAGTGCTATATTAGAATCAAAACATTCTACATAATAGCCATTTTTAGTTAAGTAATGAATATAATTGAATACCCAAAATAAAAGAACTACCGACAATAACGCTAAAACAATAGTAGTATATTTATTTTTAATTAATTTCATGTTTTTATTTTTATAATTATATAATATTTTAAATTTATCAACAATATTATTATATCTTTTAATTATAATTATAAAAATATAAATAATGATTAATAAAAATATTTATACTTAATAAATTTATAAAAAAAAATAAAAAAAAAAATT